ACTTTTAAAAGCAGTGAATGACTACATCCGAGAATACGATTTAGTAGGTTTTAAAAAACCTTTAGAGCTTTCCGACATCTGTCTGGAATGGTTCGAAGCCGACCACGACGAGGGTTTCAGTTTAGAGGAATCTATTCGGAATTTTTTAGTCCATAATCATACACGTAACTTTTACAACGATTTCACGACTCCGCTCAATCACTTCGATGCTTGGGGCGGGGTTAGTGACTCGGAGCTTATTGCGATGGGGGAGCTTATAGATGTTTGATATTTACTGTTCACGTTGCGGCGAAGCTTGGGAGCAAGATTACTTGCATGAACCCGACGAACTGGGCGGACCAGAAAACCTAACATATGAGCAAGCCGCTTATGTGTTTAGAGTTAATGGTTGCGGTTTATTTCAATCCGAGCCGAGCCCCTGTAACCGTCCCCCTGTGCAAGCCGTTGAAAAATTGCTTGCGATTAAAGCGGGCCAATCTTTGAGCGAACACCCCGACGAGTGGGCAGGCTTTATTTGATTAAGTCTTGAACCACGAACCGTTAACAACGGAAGGTCGCTTATCTCCGTGAGCGGCCTTTTTTTATGGGCGTTGACTTTATCGCATATCATCTTATAAGTAAGGGGCGGGAATAATTCCGTGAAATTGTCACAAGGAGAATCAAATTGACAGAAACAACAACAAAAAAACCGTCCCTTATATTTCAACTGGAGTACATGGCTTTGATGCGAAAATGCGGAAGGTTGGATAGATACAACGAGTATTTATTAAAAGTCCGTGCGCAATTGACCGAGTTAGTCGGAGTGGATGTAGTTTACTTTTTAATGCCCGAGTTGATCGAGGTACTAGAAGAGGTGGAGAATCTAGATCACGCTGTGAAAAAAGCAAACGCTAGGAAAGAGATTGCATAAACAGCTTGCCCTATTAGATAGAAGAGGTCGCCCAGTGGCGGCCTTTTTTTATGGGCGTTGACTCTTTATCGCATATCATTCTATAAGAGGTTGCGGGAATTACCCCGCGATTTGTCAAAACGGAGAATCAAAATGACAACACAAACTAAAAAATCAAAGTTCGCGCCAATAGATTTATTGGTCCAAGACTTAGCTATCGATGCTAAACTTAATCCTCTCAAAAGCAAATATCTTGACCGTTGGACGGGGTCGCAATTAAAAGAAGCGGCGGGCCTTCTCCCTTACTTCTTTAGAGACGCGTGGCGCGATATCGAGGGCGATTTAACAGATAACGACATAGCCGCTGTTATCAGCACAGAGCAGTTATATTCTAAACTTAAGACAGGCGTTGAAAATAAGTATCAATTCGGCGCATCCTTTAACGAGGATGGTTATGGGGAGAAAGGAACTTTGGACGATAAAGGGGTTTATAAATACCCTAACGACCCCGCTCTTAAACCCATAGTGACCTTAAACGTTAGCGCTTGGGATTATGAGAACAATAAGTACGTTCCTGTCATAGCTTGCCACATCTACTTGTACGCCCTTATCGCTATACGGAATCAAGTAACAGGGGACTGGGCTTTGACTCGGATGGATTAACCCGCCTCAATCCAGACATGAAAGGCCGCCCTCGAGGCGGTTTTTTTATGCCTACTATCCGCGATTGAATACCTCTTATGGGGTTACCTACCCAGAAATTAGAAAACGCTCTTAGCAGGCATTCTATAGGGTCCCCTATGTAATTAAGGTTATGGGCAGGCATTAAGAAGGGTAGGCGATTTATCAGGATTTTTTTTTATTTTTTTACACAACAGGGGTAAAGACCATGTTCCGCGCAAATAATTACACGAAAATTTGAATCAAAAAAATTATCTTATATTTATACTTTTTATCGCATACTATATGTGCTAAGTAATAAAAAAAACGGCTAGGGACCCCTATGAGCTTAGATAAAAATGTATTATTAGAAGAGAAGAAACTTAAGTTAGAGCTTCGTCTTGCACAGCTCGAGAAGAATGATAAATGTAAAAATGATTTTTTAACTTTTGTAAAAACGGTTTGGCCTGATTTCATCGCGGGCCGTCATCATAAAATCATTGCGGAGAAGCTAGAGCGCGTGGCGCGTGGTGAGTTGAAGCGTTTAATTATTAATATGGCTCCACGGCACACGAAAAGTGAGTTTGCTTCCTATTTATTTCCTGCGTGGTTCATGGGCCGTATGCCGAATAAGAAGATCATTCAAGCGACGCATACGACGGAACTTGCGGTAAACTTTGGTCGTAAGACTAAGAACTTATTGGAGTCGGACGAGTTTCGAGATATTTTTCAAGAAGTAAAGTTAGCGGCAGACAGTAAGGCCAGTGGTCGGTGGGACACGAACAAGGGTGGAATGTATTATGCGGTGGGTGTGGGTTCAAACCTCGCGGGCCGTGGTGGTGACTTAGTGATTATTGATGACCCGCATTCGGAACAGACGGCTATGTCTAATTCAGGTTTTGAGGATGCTTGGGATTGGTACACTGGGGGCCCCCGCCAGAGGCTCCAACCGGGAGGTTCTATTGTTTTGGTTCAAACGCGGTGGTCTGAGAAGGATATGACGGGTCAACTTTTAAAGGCTATGGCTAAAGATCCATTAGCGGATCAATGGGAAGTTGTTGAGTTGCCTGCAATATTTGATGACGGGACCCCTTGTTGGCCTGAGTTTTGGAGCCTTGATGATTTAATCTCGGTCCGCGCATCTATACCCGCGTCTAAGTGGAACGCGCAATATCAACAAAAACCTACGGGTGAGGAAAACGCTATAATAAAGCGTGAGTGGTGGAATATATGGGAAAAGGAGAAGATACCACAGCTTGAGTATGTTATACAAAGTTATGATACGGCGTTTAGTAAGAAGCAGACGGCGGACTTTTCTGCGATTACGACGTGGGGAGTGTTTTATCCTAACGAGGGTGGTTCGGGTCCCAATATTATTTTCTTAGATAGTAAGAAGGGTCGTTGGGATTTTCCTGAACTTAAGCAGATTGCTTTAGATAATTATAAATTTTGGGAACCGGACTCTGTTATTATAGAAGCGAAAGCGAGTGGGACCCCTTTGACACAAGAATTAAGAAATTTAGGAATACCCGTTGTTAACTTTACACCGAGCCGTGGTAATGATAAGGTGACACGAGTACATAGTGTATCACCACTTTTCGAAGCGGGTATGGTTTGGGCTCCTGATGAAACATTTTCGGATGAATTGATTGAGGAGGTTGCAGCTTTTCCGAATGGGGAGTATGATGACTTAGTTGATAGTATGACACAAGCCTTGATGCGTTATAGACAAGGCAACTTTGTTCAGCTACCAACAGATGACTGGGATCAAGAGGAAACCTCTGCTAGAGTAAAGGTTTATTATTAATGTTTGAATTAAAAGGTACCAAATGGACACTATAGTAAATCTAGGGGCAGGCGGTTTTATTAATTACTTACAAGACGGCGGGGCGGCTGTAGAGTTTCCAGAACCTTTAAACATGAATGATTATAAGGTTTTCCCATATGAGGAGCCTAGCTTTGACCCTTACCGCCCAGACGAGGTATACGAACCTGCTAATACTTATGACACAACAGAATCGCGTCCTATGTTCGGAGAAGGCCTTGGTTCTTTAAGGGACCGTGTAGAAGAAATGCGGATCACGGACCCTGAATCTACTATGGATCTTACGCGCGAAGGTATTCTTTCTATGAAAGATCAGATGGAGAGTTTGCAAGAAGAATTTCCCGGAGCTACCCCTTACCGCTTAGGTGAAAAGTATGACCCTGCAAATACTACAGAATCATTGGAAGAGTCTATGCGCCCTACACGTGAGGGCTTAGGTATTTCAGCGTTGATGGATGCTGTGAAAAAAGAGGCTCCTGCGCGTAAAATGGATAAACGCAATCAAGCGGTAGAGCAGCGTATCTTTAACGCGGCGGGTATGGAAGCTCGGGGCGAACGTCTTGCTAATGAAGAAATGTTACAGCAGCTTGAACGTATTATGGAAAGAGGACGTTCGGGTCCAAGCGAGGATTAAAAATGGCAAATGGTTCACCAAATGCAGGTCTGATGGATGTACCGTCACAAATTGACCGCGAAGATATAGCCGCAGAAATTATATTAGAAGTTCCTAACAGTGAAGTTATGATGGCTACCGACGTAGATTCGGATGGTATAGAAATAACGGCTGAGGAAGACGGAAGTGTTGTAATTGACTTTGATCCACAAGACCAACGCGGAACAAATGACGACTTCCATGCAAACCTTGCTGAAGAGATACCCGATAGGGAACTTGCAAGGATATCGAGTGAACTACTGGGTGATTTTGATGCTAACAAAGCGTCAAGACAAGACTGGGAAGATGCTTACACGAATGGTTTAGAGCTTCTTGGTTTTACTTATGACGAAAGAACACAACCTTTTAGAGGAGCCTCGGGGGTTACGCACCCTTTACTGGCGGAAGCCGCCACACAATTCCAAGCGCAAGCCTTTAATGAACTACTTCCTGCGGGCGGTCCTGTAAAAACTGTTGTTATGGGTGATGATACACCTGAAAAGATACAACAATCGACGCGCGTTCGTCAGTTTATGAACTACTACATTACGGATGTAATGGAGGAATATACACCTGATATGGACCAAATGTTGTTTTATTTACCTTTAGCGGGTTCCACATTTAAAAAAACATACTATGATGAAACCCTAGGCCGCGCAGTATCTAAGTTCGTTCCTGCAGAAAATTTAGTTGTTCCTTACGAGACTGCCGACCTAGAAACCTGCCCTAATATCACGCAAGTTGTACGTATGTCTCTTAACGATTTACGTAAAAGACAGGTTGCGGGTACATATTTAGACGTTGATGTTATCCCCGCACAAGGTGAAATGTCTGAATTAGAAGGTGAAATGAACCGTATTGAAGGTTTTGAACCTAATCAAA